AGCAGCCTATCTCGCCGACTGTTGCGCCTGGTGCCGCATCGAGCAACTGACCCATGCGCTCGCGCGCTACGGCTACCACGACCGCGCTTGCCCGATGACGAGTACGGGCGGGCAGGTCTGTAATTGCGGTTATGAGGAGGCGATACGTCCGTGAGCGACTGGTGCATGGCCCACCCCTGGATCACGTTCTGGCTCGGCGTGGCTATCGTGTTCGTTGTCGATGACCTGTGGGGACGTATGAATCATCGAGGGGAGGGATGAGACGTGAGCCGACAATTCGATATCACCTGGACCGACAGCGGCCGCGAGCCGAAGTGTGCGCCGGACCCTCAATATCCGGCTGGCATTGACATTGATTGCACCGAGGGCGCGAAGCGCACATGCCTTGTGAGCTTGCCCTATCCCGCCAAGCGCTGCGGCGTATATCTTCTGAAGTGTACTCGTTGCGGTTTGCTCATCGGCATCACCACCGCCGGGCGCGCCGATGATCCTCGCTCGGTACGCCTGCCGTGCCAGGAGCTTTTGCAGTGACCCCGGTTGCGTTGTGAGTTGGTCCGACGCAGAGATTCAGTACGACTACCGGGCCGGGCTCGATGCGGCGCTTGACAAGCTCGAATCCCTGACCGGGATGCGCCCGGGCGTGGGCTCGATCGCGGGCCAGACATTCAGGCAGTGGTGCGAGCAACTGGCCCGTGACGGCATGAAGATCGACGGCAAGCCGTTCACGTTGGAGGACCGGCCGGCGCTTGTGCCACTCTACGATGCGATCCCGGCGACGCAGGAGGAGGCGCACCACAAGACGCTGATCGTGATGAAGGCGACGCAGCTCGGGCTTACGGTGTGGGAGGTACTCGCCAATATCTATATGGCGTTGAAGTGGGCGCCCGTGAACATCGGCATGTTCATGCCGGACCAGGCGACGGCATCGTTCAAGAGCGAGCATCGCTTCATGCGAGTCGTCAGGAGTGTACCGGCGCTCTACAACCGACTGACGACGCGCGAGGACGGCGGCAAGGAGCGGCGGGTGGGCGAGGGCAACGTGCTCACGCGCACGATCGGCGAAAGTATCCTCATGTTTCTGTGGACCACGGGCAAGGTGACGACCGAATCGCGCCCGATGGATATCGTGTCGATCGACGAAGTGCAGGAGGTTACGCTTGACCAGATCGACAAGGCGAGCGCGCGTACCGGCGACTCGCATATCGACTTTCGGATGCTGCTCTCGACGGCGAACATGCCGGACTTGGACATAGACTTCTGGTACCACCTGGGCACGCAGGAGGAATGGCACACGCGCTGCCTTAAGTGCGATGCGTTGAGCGACTTGAGTGATCCGGCGGGGATTTTTCCGAAGAAGAGCATCGCGTTCAACACCGGGCAAATCGCGAACGCGCCGCAGGATGACTACTGTTGGGTCTGTCCGGTGTGTGAGGCGTACATCGCCGATCCGCAGGTCGGGCAGTATGTCGTTAAAAATGCGGGTGCGCGGATGCGCTCGTTCCTGATCCCGCGCGTGGTGTCCCCGCGCATGACGCCGCGCATGGCGGCGGAGGCGTGGTCGCGGGCGAAAACCGGGGATCAGAAAAAGACGTTCTACAACCGCGTGCTGGCGCGGCCGTATATTGATGCGGAGCAGTTGCCGGTCACGATGGAGCATTGTCTGGCGGCGGTGGAGGCGGGGCGCCTTGCCGGGGTGAAATGGAAAACATCGGCGAGACAGACGTGGTGCGGCATCGACCAGATGGGCGGGTTCAACGCGTGCATCGTCAAGGAGCGGTTGCCGGACGGACGCCAGGCGGTGATCCATGTGGAGGCGGTGTTCGATGAGGATCCGTTCGCGCGCTGCGGCGCGATCATGGAGCAGTACGGCGTGCAGACGTGTGTGGTGGAACAGCTACCGAACGTGAACGATGCGCGCCGCTTCGCGAACAGGTTCCCCGGGCGCGTGTACCTGGCGGGGTACTCGGACCTGCGCGATGACTTCATGCAGTGGGGTGATGACCTCTCCAAGTCCGACCGGCGCACCGAGGAGGATGAGCGCACGCGCCGCTCGGTGACGCTGAACCAGTACAAGTGCATGCAGTCGAGTCTGTACCGGATCAGGGACGGGCACTGTCTGTTCCCCGAGCCGGATGAGTTGATCGTGGACGTGATCGAGGACGGCGTGCCGCTGCGCATGCCGATCTTGCGCGACTGGGTGTTCGTGCATTTTACCAAGACGGCGCTCGTCGTGGAGCAGAAGGAGGATGAGCGCAAGCCGCGGGCTCGGGTCATGAAGATCGGCATCGACCCGCATTTCGCGTTCTCGAACATGCTGTGCGATGTGGCGTGGGCGAGGAACTACGGCATGGGTACGTTCGTGCTGCCGGTGGCCGGCGGGACCGACTGGCAGGAACGGCGCGAAGAGGCGGCGGCGCGCGACATGCCGGGGTTGCCGCCGGCCGTGGTGAGGTTATTCCACGGCGCACCGCCCGCGGGGGATGTGTGCGGGCGCTGTACGGCGTTCAACGCGATCACGCGTCAGTGCACCGAGCGCGGGTTCATGGTGTTACCGGCCGACCCGGCGTGCCCAGTGTACGTGCCGATCGAGACTAACTGAACGAGATAATGCGCGAAATCGTGGACTGGCTGACGTGGTACTCACGGGCCAGTTCGATCTGCTTGGCGTAGCGCGCGAAGTAGCGGCGACAGATATCGGCCCGCAGCGCGGGCGTCATGCGGCGCGGGCGCCGGTACTGGCGGTTAAGATCCCTGGCGCGCACGGTCTGTGCTGCTCACCGTGGCGCGGCGCCGATCGCTCGCTGTTCCTCAAAGTACCACGCACGAATCTCGTCAACCTCGTCATCCGTCAGATGGCTCTCGCCGCCGTGTCGCAACCGCTCGGCAACCGTCGTGAGCAACCGATGCGCGGTGGCATCGCGGGCGGGGATACTCTGAATGATGGTCGACAGGCGCTTGATTTCCGCCTCCGCGATAGTGAGCGCGTCGTGCGCATTATCGAGCAGAAACGAGCGACCGCTGAGAGACGGAGGGGGGCTCGCCGACATGCTCAGGATAGTGCGCGGGGCGCGCTCGCACATCCAAGCAGGGAAACCCTGCTACGCGCGTGCGGCACGATGGCGCACTTTTAGGGTTATGCCTAACGATAACCCGGACCCGTGGCCGCGCTACATGGTCAAGTTGTCATCGCTCAAGTGTGACATAGGGCGCGAGTTTGTCTGGTACTGCTGGTGCCAGGGCGCGCCGTGCGGCTACTGGCGTTCGGTCGGCGCGTACCGCACGCCGGAGGACGCGGTAGCCGCGGCGTGCGCTGACGCGGCAAAGCGTCGTGACGCTACGCTCGGTGTATGTCCGCCGCCGCCATCGCCGCCGCCATCGTAGCGTTCTTGGTCCTGTTGGGCGGGACGTTCTACGGCGGTTATCGCACGGGAACCGCGGCGGACGAGGCGGCGAAAGCGGTGCAGATGGCCGCGGTCGTCGATGTGATGGCGCAGCGTGAGGCGGCGGCGCAGACCGAAGCGCAGCGACTTCAAGGAATCGTCGATGACTATGACAAAATCAAGTCGGTACCTGCCGTGGCTACTGCCGGCCTGGGTCAGCGCGTGCTCGACGCTTCCGCCGCCGCCGCCTGTCATCGTGCCGTGCCCGGCGCCAAAGCCGTGGCCGGCGGAGCTGCTGGTGCCGCCGCGCAGCCCGCCAGCGATACAGGCGTTGACCGATTATCTGTCCTCACTCAAGCCGTCTACAATGCCTGCAGCGCCGACGCCGACCAAATGAGCGCCATGATCCGCTATGCGACGCCCGAACCATGATCGACCTGACGGGCGAGGGGATAGCGGCCATCATCGCCATCAGCATCACGGGCAGCAGCAGCCTGTATGCGACCTATCGCCAGATGCGGTCCGACCGAATCTCCGATAAACGCCAGGCGGCGGCCGACGCCCAAAAAGACGCGCTCGATGCCGCGCTCTTGCGGCAACAGAACGGTCTTTTGCTGGTTGCGCAGAAGCAGGACGCGACCCATGCGGCGCTCTCGGATGTGGTCAAGGTCGTGGCGGGCGTACAGGTGAATGTCGCGAAGGTGGAATTGGCAACCAACAGCATGAAGGACGCCCTGGTCAAAACGACGGCGCTTGCGAATTTGCTCACCGGGCGCAGCGAGGGCGTTGCCGCCGAGAAGAAACGCACCGGCACCACGGATATGGCCATGCCACCGAATGCACCGACGCCGCAAGACATAAGCGCCGCGAGCACGGCGCGCGATGTGGCCAAAGCGAACGATACGCAAGCGCGGATCAAAGAACACGAGACGATGCCCAAGCCTTGAATAAGGAACCCGCATGACGCAGCCTACCGTTCAATACTCAGCCGCCGCCTATAGCGTGAACTACGACGCGGGGTCCGTGACCGTGACCGTCACCAAGACAGGCCAAGGGGCGGGCAAGGTGGGTCTTAACACCCATGCGGGTACGGCGCTCTCAGGATTGGACTTTACCGCCATGAACGAGTGGCTTTCCTGGAACGCCGCCGATGTGACCCCACGGCAAGTCAAAATCCCCATCTTGAATCGCGGCAGCTTCAAAGGGATTCGCTCTTTCACGCTTGGGTTATCGGGCCAGGCGGGTTTGACGGTAACGAGCCCAGCGAGTGCGATTGTGGACATCGAGGGCACCGTGAGCGCATCCCCGCCGCCGCCACCTCCACCCCCTCCTACCAACTACGTCATCACGGACGCTTACGGGGCGATGCGCTTCGGCAATTACCTCATCGGCAATAACAACTGGGGCGGCACACCCAATCAGCGATTGACCGCCGCGAGCAAGGATGCGTGGGGCGTGACCACCACGGCGACCCAGGATGTGGGCTCTCCACGCTCCTACCCCTCGATTACCAGGGGCTGGACGCAGAACGGCAACATGCTGATCCCGCTCTCGACGCCGGGGACGAACGACTGGACTACGAAGTGCGGCATGGGCATCCAGGTGGATAAGTTGACCCAAGCCAAAGTGCATTGGCAATTCACGGCGCCGACCACGCCCGGCTGGCGCTGGATGGGCTTGCAGGATATTTACTTTCACAAGACCGCGACCCCGGCCTACACGGAATTTCCGCCGTTCGTGGACTTGATGATCGACCAGGCGCTCGGGGATCA